AATGAAGATGTTGAGGGTATGGCAGATTGGCGTAAGTTAAAAATGGGAACTGCAAAGGCAGTTGTTAGACGTGGATTTGGTGCATACTCAACAAGCCATAGACCGGGTGTTAGTCGTCAAGCGTGGGGACTAGCTAGATTACGTGCATTTAGTTACTTGCTAAAGAACGATAGACCACAAAACCCAAAGTACAGATCAGACAATGATTTGCTACCAACAGAACACCCACGATACAGTAAAAAGGAAGAAAAAATGAGTACACAACACTTAGACGTGTTTGATAGGCCAGTTGCTATATCACAAACACTAGAAACACAAAAACGCAACACTATTCTTAAAGAAATGGATAATCAAACTGAAAATAGAAGTTTTACATTTAGTGCAGTAGAAGAACGCAATACTAACGATAACGACACATTGTTGTTTACAGGTTACGCTTCTGTATTTGATAAACCTTATGGAGTAAGGGATAGCCGTGGACAATATAACGAAACAATAAAACAGGGTGCGTTTAAGAAAACATTAAAAGAACAAGATGACGTAAGATTTTTAGTTAATCACGATGGTATTCCGTTGGCTAGAACATCATCAGGTACATTACAACTAGAAGAAGATGACTATGGTTTATTTGTACGTGCTGAACTAGATCCAAGCAACCCAACCGTTGCAGAAGTATCAAGTGCTATGAAACGTGGCGACTTAAATGAAATGTCATTTGCTTTTGCAGCTATTAAAGACAATTTTGATAATAATGGTGAAAATAGAGAAGTAAACGAAGCACGATTATTTGACGTATCAGTTGTAACATATCCAGCTAATCCGTGGGCAGGTGCAAAACTTCGTGGCATAGATATAGAGAACTTGCACAAAGAATTAGTTGAAGCAAGAAGTGGCGAACAAGCAACTGAAATACTAGAAAGTTTTATTAACCAAGTCGCTGATGGTGATAACGTTGATAAAAAGCGAAGCAATCCTAAAGTGGATTTATTAAAAATGAAACTTGAAAGGGACGGTATTCGCTAAAGACGTATAGCCGTGGTTATAGCCGTGTATAACACTTGACTACCACACTCTACGCAGAAGTATAAGAAAATAACAACAAGGAAATTAAAATGAAAAAATTAATTGAAGCTAGAGAAGCTAAAGTAGCTGAACTTGACGGTCTTGTTTCAGAACTTGATGAAATGGAAGCTGGAGAAGAATTTGACGGCAAATTTGCTAGATCAAACGAACTTCACGCTGAAATCAAAGATATGAACGTAAAGATTGATGAAGCAAGAGAAGCAGCTGAAACTTTGAAAGCAGTTAAAGAAAGCAGAAATGCACTTGGTGTTGAGGACGAAGACTTAGGCGATAAAGAAGCTGTTGTAGAAGTAAACGAGCCAGATATGTACAGAAAGGGTGGCGAACACTCTTTTATATCAGACGCTTACGCAGCTAGATCAGGCGACTTTAAAGCACAAGAAAGACTTAACAACCACCAAGATCACGAAGCTAGAGATGTTGGAACAGGTGCTTTTACAGGATTAGTTGTACCACAATACTTAGTTGATGAGTACGCACCAATCGCAAGAGCAGGTTCTGCATTTTATAATGCAGTTCCTAAAAAGGACTTACCAGCATACGGTAACAAAATAGAAATATCAAGAATAACAACTGGATCAGCAGCAGCCGAACAGGCTTCTGAAAATTCAGCTGTACAAGAAACCAATATGGACGACACCTTATTAACAGTTAATGTTGATACTGTTGCAGGACAACAAGACGTTTCAAGACAAGCACTTGAACGTGGTGGACAACCGGGTTTCTCAATGGAAAATATTATTTTTCAAGACTTGGTAGCAGCTTATTTTAGTAAGTTAGATCAGTTGATGATAAACGGATCTGGTTCTTCTGGACAACCATTAGGAATTAGAAACGTATCTGGAATTAACACAGTAACATATACAGACGGCAGTCCAACTGTTGCTGAAGCATATCCAAAATTAGCAGACGCAGTGCAAAAAGTTAATGCAAACAGATTTGCACCAGCACAAGCAATAATTATGCACCCAAGACGCTGGGGCTTTTTTACTGCTGGTGTTGATAGTTCAAACAGACCATTAGTATTACCAGCTGGAAATAATCCAGACAATGCTATTGGTGTTGGCGAAGCAGCAGCTTATGGAAATGTTGTTGGAAACCTATTAGGACTTCCAGTAATCACAGACGCTAATATACCAACAGATGACGGTGGTGGATCAAACCAAGACCAAATCTATGTGGTAAAAGCTGATGACCATATCTTATTTGAAGATAACTTATTCCAGTTGAAGTTTGAAGAAACAAACGCAGGATCATTAACAACTAAAATGGTTGTTTATGGTTATGTTGCTTTTGCTTCTGGAAGATATCCAGCAGGAATTACAAAAATACAAGGAACAGGTTTAATTACACCTAGTTTCTAATTAAATTATGGTTTTGGTGTGTTGGGCAACTAACACACCAGACCATTTAGGAAAGAATTATGGCAAAACAAGACAAAGAATTAATAGCAGCACTTAAAGAAGAACTTAAGGGTTATGAACTCTATGGAAAGGCAGAACGTGCTAAAGCAGTTAAAGACGCAATTAAAAAAGCTGGTGGATCAGTTGAAACAAAAACTGCAAAACCTAAAGCTGAAAAAAAAGTAGAGAAGAAAAAGTAACAATGCCAAAAGGTAAAGGTTACGGTAAAAAAATGAAAGGTGGCAAAGGTAAAGGCCGAAAGAAAGGTAGATAATATCTTATGGCAATTACCAATGGCTACTGTACACAAGACGAATTAAAAACGTTTGTTGGCATACCAACAAGCGATAGTGCTGATGATAGCTTAATTGATGACGCAGTAAATGCAGCTTCACGACAAATAGACGCATTTTGTGGCAGACAGTTTTACGCAGACGGTGCAGCTTCAGCACGTAAATTTTTCACAAACGATTTATACAGACTTCGTGTAGATGATATTTCAACAATTACTGGTCTAGTAGTTAAATATGATGATGATGATGACGGCACTTATGAAACAACTGTATCATCTAGCGATTATCAAGTATTACCAATAAACGGTGTTGTGGGTGGCATACAAGGAAACCCGTTTTATATTGTAGAATTAATTTCAGACGGTAATCACGAGTGGCCACTAGATTTTTCAAGTAATAGACCACGTGCAGAAATAACTGCAAAATGGGGTTATGCAAGTGTCCCGGCACAAATCAAACAAGCTACTTTAATGTTATCAAGCGAACTATTTGCTATGCGAAACGCACCACTAGGCGTTGCCGGTGTTGGTGATTTTGGCGTGGTTAATATTCAACAAAACAGAGAAATTACACGATTAATTGCACCATTTCGCAAAGGCACAGTTCTAGGTGTTTCTTAATGGCGACATTATCACAAATTCGTGACGGATTAAAAACAACCGTTTCTAATGTAAGTGGGCTACGTTGTTACGATACAGTTCCAGATAATGCGATAAACTTCCCGGTAGCAATCTTTATACCTACTGATATTGAATTTGATTTAGCTATGCAAAGAGGAACTGATCTATACACATTTGATTTATTAGTAGCAGTACAACGTGCTGATAGCAGAACTGCACAAGATAAATTAGACGCTTTTATTACAGGAAGTGGTTCATCTAGCATAAGACAGGTTATATTTAATAATAGAACTTTAGGGCTTAGTGACACAGACGCAAGGGTAGTTAATGTTTCTAATTATGCTGCTGATGTTAATTTAAACGGCATAGACGGTGTTGGTGCAAATATGACCATTGAAGTTTATACGAAAGGAAGTAGTTAATGGATTGTTGTGGATCTTGTCCGGGTAACTGTAAAGGTGGTCAATAGTGGCTAAATATAAAATTATAGGTAATAAAAAAGTAATGGGTAAAGTAAAAGGTAACACCATTACAATAAAAGATGAAAATGTAGCTAAGTCATTAATAAAGGGTGGACACATAGAACCCACTACTATTAAAAAAAGACGTGCTAGAAAAAAAGACGGCACGTTTATAAAAGATGATAAAAGCACACCAGATGTTAATGAAGCGTGGGAAGAAGTAAATGGCTAAATTTGTATTTAATGACGGTAAAGTATTTAGTGGTGGTTATGATCTATCAAGCCACATTACAAGCGTAAACCTAGAAATAAACGCTGAAGAATTAGACGCAACAACAATTAATAGTGGTGGTTTTAAATCAAAACTAGGTGGGATTAAAGATAGTACATTACAACTAGACGGTTTTTATGAAGCTGGTGCAAATAAACCAGACGCATTACTTGGTGCTTCAGTAGGTAATGAATTATTAGTTACCACAGTACCAGACGCAGGTGTAGGAAATACTGCATACTTTATGAAATCAAGGTTGTTTTCTTATAACATATTTGGTGCAGTTGGTGAAATAGCACCATTTAGTATTTCTAAATCACAATCAAGTGATGTAGTTGTACAGGGCAAAGTACAAATAGACGGCGATCTAACTGCTACTGGTAACTCTACCGGGGTACAACTAGGTGCAGTTGGTGCAACAGAAAAATGTTATGTAGGCATACATTGTTACGGTGTAAGTGGTACTTCAACACCAACAGTTACTTTTAAATTGCAATCAGATGATAATTCAAGTTTTACAAGTCCAACAGATAGAATTACTTTTACAGGAATTACAGCAATAGGTTCAGACTTTCAAAGTGTTGCAGGTGCTATTACAGATCAGTATTGGCGACTAAACTACACAATATCTGGAACTAATCCAAGTTTTTCTATCCACGCAACAATCGGCATAGAATAACACACACAACTTAACTTCTTTACTAAACTATAAAATTAAGTTTGAAAGGAGTTTACATTGGCAAAATTTGTTTTAACAGACGCTAGTGTTACCTTGAACAGCGTTGATCTATCAGACCACGTTTCAAGTGTTACATTAGATATTACAGCTGATGAAATCGTTACAACAGCTATGGGTGATACATTTCAATCCAGAACTGGTGGACTAAAAGACGGAACACTATCAATAGAGTTTCAACAGGATTTCGCAGCTTCAGAAGTGGACGCAACACTATTTCCATTACTTGGATCTACAACAGCATTTGTTGTAAAACCAACAAGTGGTTCAGTAAGTTCAACTAATCCAAGTTATTCTGGAAGTGTGCTTGTAAATCAACACATACCAGTAGCTAACGCAGTTGGTGAACTTGCAACTATGTCCGTATCGTTTCCAACTTCTGGAACAATTACTAGGGCGACTTCGTAATGGGTAATATGGTCGTCATAATGCAAGACGGCACGAAGTACGAAGTAAATATTAGACCAGCAGATATTGTTAAATTTGAACGCAAGTTTGATGTACCAGTTTCTAAATTACAAGAAGAACAACGCTATGAGTGGTTGTTGTATTTGGCGTGGCTTGGTGCAAAAAGAAATGGTGTTACAGAAGATTACGATACTTGGATCGGTTTAGTTGAAGAACTAGACGTTACTGGATCAAGTGATAATTTAAAAGCGTAAACGGATTTATAGATTTAATTGCTTCAATAGCAATAGAAACAGGAATAAGTCCAAGTGAAATAGAACAGCTTGATATGGAAATGTTTTACGCATTAGTAAGAGTTATAAACAAGAAATACGATAATTGATATGGCAAGAACATTTAAAAAAACCGATTTAGCAATAGATAACAGCGAAGTTAAAGAAATTGTTAAAGAATTAAAAGAATATGGTAAAAAAGATGTTTTAAAAACATTAGCTAAGTTTCACAGAGAAATAGCAAAAGAACAATTAGCAGATAGCCGTACATTAGGACGTAAACAACCAGTACCTAAAGCAAATCGTTCAGCTATGGGTTTTACAGCTTCTGGTACAAGAAGTGAAGCCAAGATAAATATTAAAACAAGCGATAGATACCCAAGTGCGTTGTCTATGGAGTTTGGTCGTAGGTTTCAATATGTACCAACAAGACGTGGTGGTATTAGGGCAATCACACAATCAGAAATAGGCAGGTTGCCACATTCAAGACCGGGTGCAAAGTTTCCGTATAGAAAGTGGATTGGAAATAGCAGGGATCGTGGCGATAGTTCATTTACTAAATTAGGTAAACAAGGTTATGTAGTTGGTAAGACCATAAGCAGAAACCAAAAAGAAATACTAGAAACATATAACGATAGATTGTATGACGCATTAACTAAGGCAATTAAATAATGGCATTTGAAAAAAAAGTATCAATAGCAATAATCGGTAAAACCGACCAGTTTGTTAAATCATTAACAAAAGGACAAAAGGCATTACAAGGTTTGGGAAGTGCTGCAAGTAAAATTGGTAAAGCAGCTGCATTTGGTATTGCTGGTATTGGTGTTGCAGCAGTAACAGTTGGTAAAGATTTAGTTAATTTAGCTTCAGACGCAGGTGAAGCACGTTCTGCATTTGAAACAACATTTGGGGACGCATTACCACAAGTATCTGGTTTCGTAGAGGAATTTGCAAACAAAGCTGGTTTAGCTGCATTTGAATTAGAGGGATTATTAACAAACACAGGTGCAGTATTACAAGGTATTGACTTTACAGCAGAAGCGTCCGGTGATCTTGGTACAAAATTGGCTAGTCTTGCAGGTGATGTTGCTTCTTTCGCTAACGTACAAGGTGGCGCACAACCAGTATTAGAAGCATTTACTAAATCATTATTAGGTGAAAATGAAAGTCTTAAAACTTATGGTATTGCTATTTCTGCTGCTGAAGTTAATACAAAAGCATTTGAAATGACAGGTAAAAGTTCTGCTGCTGAACTTACAAAACAAGAACGTGCATTAGCAACGTATCAACTATTATTAAAGAAAACAACAGTACAGCAAGGCGATCTAAACAGAACGCAAGATAGTTTTGCAAACAAATCTAGGAAAGCACAAGCACAAGTTAAAGAATTAAAAGTACAACTTGGTGAAGAATTATTACCTATTGCCGAACAATTATTACCAGTAATTGTAGATATGGTTCAAGAACTCGGGCCGTCTTTAATTCAAGCTATAAAAGGTGTTGCACCATTTTTAGCTTCTGTTGCAGAATTGTTTGGATTGTTAGCACCACCAATTATTGCAATAATAACATTGCTGCTTCAAGCGTTAGCACCAGCATTTAAGAAGTTTACAGAAATAGTAAATAAGTTTGTTGCACCATTTTTAGTAAATTTACCAAAGAATTTTGAAAAAATGATTAATCGTATAATCGGTGGGTTTAATAGATTTGCAGATAAGTTAAATAGTTTTGCAGAAAAAGCTCAAAGAATATTAGGCAAAATTGGTATAAAAATAGACATACCAAAACTACGTAAGTTTAGTGAAGTAGATTTTGGATTAGGCGAAAAAGAATTAGCACCTATTGTTTCAGCAGATGACATAGACGCACAACGTACAGCAACAGGATTGTTAGCCACTGCAAAATCTTCAGCTATTGCAGCTACAGCAACACCAACAGGTTTGACTGTTAATTTTAATGGAACTGTTACTAATCCACAAGAAGCTAAAGATGTAGTTGTACAAGGATTAAAAGAATTTAACCGTACTGAGGGTGCGTTAAATAGGGTTATTACAATAGAATAATGGCACAACCAGTAGTTCGTGTTCGCATAGGTTTTACACAAAACACATTTACATTAGACGATTTAGTGCGTGGTGTTTTAGATAGTGCTGAACTTGGTGGTGCAACACCACTTACAGATGTAACAAGTGATGTACAAAGTATAAGTATAAGCCGTGGTAGATCAAGGGATTTAGATACATTTAGAACTGGTAATTGTTCTGTAAGACTTTTAAATAATGCACGTAAATATGAAAATACAAATACATCTAGTCCATATTCACCGGGTATTGAACCAATGATAGCTATACACGTGGACGCAACAACAGACGGTGGTAGTTCATATAAAGATTTATTTGTTGGTTTTGTTACAGATGTAAACCTAAGTTACCCGGATAAAAACAACTCATTTGCAGATTTTGTTTCAAGTGACGGATTTATGAAGTTAGCTAACACTAGCTTGATAAATGCTTCATTTAGTAGCACAGATAGTGGTACATTGGTTAGCAACGTATTAGATAACGCTAACGTTAAGTTCGGTGCAGATAGGGATATTGAAACAGGTATATCTACAATGCAATCATTAAGTGGACTTAGTGAAAATACATTATCAATTTTACAAAACATAGAACGAAGCGAAAATGGTTTACTCTTTATGTCTAAAGACGGTAAATTAACGTTTAAATCAAGACATACTACGTTTCCAAGCACACCAAGTGCTACATTTAGTGATGACGGTTCAGATGTACCGTATTTACGTGTAGATTACATAAATGATGACAATGAAATATTTAACATAGTTTCACTACAAAGAATTAGTGGATCTACGCAAACAGTACAAAATACAGCTTCACAAGGTAAATATCTTATTAGAACACTAAATAGGACTGGTTTGTTAAATAATAGTGATAGTGAAGTATTGAACGCTGCAAACTTTTTACTAGGTAAATTTCAAGACGCTTTAATAAGATTTGATAATTTAGTTGTTGATTTAACAGAAGCAACTATTGGTAATCAAAACACAGTATTAGATCGTGAAGTTGGTGATGTGGTCAAAGTAGAATTAACACCACCGGGTGGTGGTAGTCCAGCACAATTAACATCAAATGAAATTATTGACAGTATTAGCTACAACATTACACCGGACATATTTAGTTGTTCATATAAGCTATCTAATGCAGATGTACAAGCATTTATGCGTTTAGATAACGCATTATTCGGTGTATTAGACACAGACAAGTTGGGTTATTAATGACACATAAACAAAACATAAACAATGAAAGGATAAACTAAAACTATGGCAAACGGTTTTAAAGTATTTTCTGTTGGTGAAGTATTAACAGCAGCAGACGTAAACGATTATTTAATGGAACAAAGTATTGGTATTTTTGCCAATAGTACTGCAAGGGACGCACAAATTACATCACCGATTGAGGGACAATTTTGTTATCTTGCCGACAGTAATGTTCTTCAGCTATATACCACTTCGTGGAACGATTTCATAGGTGCAGGTGACATTACTGCTGTTACAGCTGGTACAAACATTAGTGGTGGTGGTGCTTCTGGTGCAGTTACACTAAACCTTGCTATTGATAGTGCAGTAGCTTTTGCAGATCAAACAGCAAGTGCAATAGTGTTAAAAGATTATGCAGAAACAGATGTGGCAGTAACTTCTGCAACAACATTGGCAATAGATTTAGCTAACGGAAACACCGGGACTGTAACATTAGGGCATAGTGTTACCGATATAGATTTTACAAATGTTCCTACAAACGGTATTTCAACATTTACATTACAAGTTACACAAGACGGAACTGGTAGTAGAACAATGGCCATAAATGCTGTAACAGTAAATGGTGGTTCACACGCTACTGCAAAAACACCGGGTGGATCTGGTTTAACTTTATCAACAGCAGCAGGTAAAATAGATTTATTAACATTTTTATTTGTGGACGCAGGTACACCACTTTTAAATTCATTATTAGATTTCAGCTAGGAGTAAATTATGCCATTAGGTGCAGCTAGATTTGGACTAAGTGGTGGTGCAGTTCAAGATTTAGTATTAATTCAAACACAAACTCCAAGTGCAGTTGCAAATATAGATTTTACAAGCATTAGTGAAAGTAAGTATAAAATTCATTTTGTAACTTATACTCTTAAAGGTGCAAGTTTTGAAGAATTTGGGTGTAGATTTATAGAAGGTGGAACGGTCGAGAGTAGTAGCGTTTATAAAGAAGGACATTTTATAATATTGACGCAGGGTAACAGTGAGGATAGTAACGCACAGTTACACGATAGAAGTACTTCAAGAACTTCTATTAGAATTGGCGAGAGTTCGGCAAGTGCAGTTGGCGAAGGTGGTAGTGGTTATTTTTATATATACAACGCAGGGGATAGCAACTTATATACTTCTTTAAGTAATCATCATTTAGGACTTAACAATAGTAACAATGTATCTAAATCACACGGGGGTGGAACTATGGATCAAAAGAGTACAGTTGACGGATTTAGAATTTTTGGTAAAAATAGTGGTAGTAATCTTACAGGAACAGTTTCTTTATATGGAGTTTCCTTATGAGTATAGAAAAAATTAAATCAGTTACATTAACAACAGGTGTTCAAACTATGCAAATAGATGATATCTTTTCTAATGATTTTACTTTATATAAGATAGTTGGTGTAGGTATAGTTGGACAAAACTCAACTGATACAGGTACAAATATGAGATTAGTAAAAGCGTCAGACGGAAGTGTTGAGAGTGGAAGTGTTTATGAGTATGCAATATATAACTTAAAAGCTGAAGCAAGTTTTACTGATAGTGAAACAACTAATGATACTAGGTGGTTTAATACTTTTGGTGGCTCAGATGATAGTGGTAGAGCAGGTAATGGTGTTATTTATGTAGGCAATCCATTTCAAGCATTTTCTACCGCTTGTATTTGGGAAAGTACAGAATATAATAGTGACAATCACAGGTCTCGGTGGGGTATTGGTAGAATACAAAACACAACTTCTTATGACGGAATTGTTGTTGATATGAACGAGAGTGCAAGTAGAATTGGTGGTGGCAAACTTGTGGTGTATGGAGTATTATGAGTAGTTTTGTTGAATTAAGTACGGCTACTGCTAGTAATAGCGGATCGGTTACATTAACGGGAATAACAAGTGATTATAATACTTGTGTTTTATATTATTCTGATGTAGTTCCTGCTACAGACGGTGCAGATTTAACAGGTAGATTTACGCAAAGTGGAAGTCCAAACACCAATAGTAACTATGTTGCAGGTTTAGCTTACGCAAGAAGTGATAGGTCTTTTATCTCAAGTTCAGGAGATAACTTAGGATTAGCAGGTAAAAATTCTATTAGTATGTCAGGCTCAACAGACAATTCAAGCACTTCAGGTCATCACGGTGTTGCTTATATATATTCTGCTAATGACAGCAGTGATAATACTAAATTAGTTATGTATAATAATTATTTATCATCAGGTAGCACGCAAATAATGTTAGGACAGTTTGAAGGGGCAATATTAAAAGAACAAACTACTGTGGACGGAATACAGATTTTTATGGATACAGGAAATATTACAAAAGGAAATTTTGTTTTATATGGTTTAAAACAATAACTAAGAAAATAATATGATAGGATAAAGATATGGCAACAAAAGAAGAACTACAAGCGTTAGCAGACCAAGAAATTGAGGACGCTAAACCAATTAATAAATCAGTAAATGGAGTTGTATCAGAATTTTCTGATGATGATTACGCACAAGCTAAGATAGATTTAGGTAATCAAAAGTGGAACGAACAACAATTTGGCTACATTGAGGCAAGACAAAATGCTTATTTACCAATTGCAGAACAATTAGATATGCAGTATTGGGATAAAGTAAATGATACTACTTTATGGAAAGACCATATAGCAAAAGTTAAAAGCGACAATCCAAAACCTAGCTAATGTCTAATACAAATGGTCTAACACAAAAAGAATTATTGCTTATGGTTTTAGATAATCAAAAAGAATTAGATCGTAAAATAGATGAAATACATACACGAATAAATCAAAGACCAACACGTATGGAATTAACTGGGTGGCTTACTGTAACAGTTATGATATTAGGGGTAATTGTAAATAGTATAATGTCTTAGTGCTTACAAGATATTTTAAAAATTTTAATACATTATGTAGATTTGCATTAGTCTTTCTACTTATAGTTCCATTACCAGTATTAGCTGATGAAACAACAACGTATGAACGAATTAGCGATACAGGGCAAAACACAACAGATATTAGTTTTGATTACGGTGGATCAAGTTGGAATAGATTAGATATACATAGTGGTGATTGTGGTAGTACTACACAAGCTGTTCATTACAATATGCAAAACAATGATGACCAAACAATTACTATTACGTTTCCAGAAGAGAACATTACAACAGCTGGTTTTTTATCTGGTTGTGTTAATGACGCATACCCGGTAACTTGGACGTTTAGCGATAGTACAACAGAAACAATAAACTATTCTGCACAATCTAACGCTGATGTATCAACTATGTATGAAATTGTTAGTAAAACAGTAACAGGTAAATATATTACTTCTGTTGCTATACAATACGACGATTATGTAATTATTGATGATATATATTGGACGTATGCTACTACACCTACTACAACGACATCTAGTACGACAACAACAACTACCACCACACCTACGACTACAAGCACGACTACGACAACGACTACTACTACGACCACAACGACAACTACGACTACTACAACGACAATACCACCAACAACCACAACAACGCTTGATCCAGAAACTATTGAACGTAATAACAACCACGCTGAAACAGGCATATATGAAACAGATCAAGAACGTGATAATCGTGAACAAGAAGAATACGAAGAAGAACAAGAACGTATAAGAGAAGAAGAACGTAAAGCAGAAGAAGCACGTATTGCAGCAGAACTTGAAGCACAACGATTATATGAAGAAGAACAAGAACGCTTACGGTTAGAAGAAGAAGAAAGATTACGTTTAGAAGAAGAAGCAAGAATACAAGCAGAGATAGAAGC